AACAAATCCATTTACTGGTACGTTCCCAACAGCCGACATCAGAATGATGTGGCAAAGTTGTATACAAGGTCATGCAATGGCCAGAAGGTTCCCACCACAAGTTGCAGGTATGATATGTGACTGTGTTTCAGATGAGACACGAAAAGACTTTGATGTCAATGATATCAAGTCTATATACGCGGACAATGCGACTAGGGAAGAGTCGGCAGGTAGACAGGATATGTTGAAATACTGGACTAACAAAAACCTTGAGTGTGAGATGAAAACAATGCAACCTCATATTCAACCAGAACCACAAAAAATTGAACCAGCAAAATCAATATGAATGATGAAGAGTTGCGTAGTGAGTTTGGACTCGATGAGGTAAATGAGAGGCAGGTTGAGGTCATGGAACCAAGACCTGTCACTACACCGAATCTAGACACAGACTTTGAGTACGCACGTGAGAACATTTACCAAGGGGTGGAGATGCAGGCGGAAGCCATGCAGGAGGCCCTTGAACTTGCAAAGGCTTCTGGTCATCCCAGAGCCTTTGAGGTTTTTGGTCAACTGTTCAAACAATATACGGAGGCCCAAGAAACACTGGTGGACTTACATGGTAAGGTCCAAAAGACCAAAGGTTCCTCCATTAACAACCAGACTAATGTACAAAACAACTTAATGGTGGGTTCCACTGCGGACCTATTGAAGGCAATCAAGTCAGGAAAGTTCGATGACACAGAGAAATTACATAGCGAATCCTCTAATCAAGGCTAAGTTCCAAGAACAAGAGTTTACCGCTAAACAAATACAAGAATACATCAAGTGTGCAGAAGACCCTGAATATTTTATCGAGAAGTACATCAAAATTGTATCTCTTGATAAAGGTCTGGTGAAATTTAGAATGTATGAATTCCAGAAAAGGATGGTCAATACATTTCACAATAACCGATTCACAATATGTAAGGTAGGGAGACAGAGTGGTAAGAGTGTCACAGTTATTTCGTTCATTCTTTGGTACTTATTGTTCAACGAGTCAAAGAAAGTTGCGTTACTTGCTAACAAAGCGGCAACATCCCGCGAACTTCTTCAACGTATTCAACTTGCTTATGAACATCTACCTTCGTGGATTCAACAAGGCGTTGGTGTCTGGAACAAAGGTAGCTTTGAGTTGGAGAATGGAAGTTCTATCATCAGTTCCTCTACTTCCTCGTCAGCAATACGCGGTAGTTCTTTTAACCTCGTTTTTCTTGATGAGTTTGCTTTTGTTGAATCCCATATAGCAGAAGACTTCTTCCGTTCAGTATATCCTACTATCACCTCTGGTCAAGAAACCAAGATGATTGTAGTTTCTACTCCATACGGAATGAACCACTTCTACAAGATGTGGACGGACGCTATAGATAAGAAGTCTGACTTCAATGCCATTGAGGTTCATTGGTCTGAAGTTCCAGGCAGAGATGATAAGTGGAGAAAGAAACAGATACGAAACACTTCAATAGAACAGTTTCGTCAAGAGTTTGAGACAGAGTTCATTGGCTCATCTGATACACTCATTACCGCTGACAAACTCACTATGTTGAGGTGGGAAGACCCTGTCTTCTCTAAAAATGGTTTAGACATCTACGAAGAACCCAAGTACGGACAACAATACTGTTTGACCGCTGACGTATCACACGGAAAGGGTAAGGACTATTCGGCTATCACAGTCTGGAATGTCTCACAGTTCCCTTCAATGCTTGTGGCAAAATATCGGGACAATACAGTCACACCTCTGGTTTTTCCAAACTTTATCAACCAAATAGCAAAACAATACAATGATGCCCACGTTCTGGTAGAGACCAACGATGTGGGTTCTCAAGTTGGACACATTCTACGTACCGACATAGGTTACGAGAATATGATTATGACACGACACAATGGTCGTGAGGGTATTGTCATTTCGGCAGGTTTCTCAAGGTCTGCGTCTATGGGTTTACGGACAACCCAAATAACCAAGAACATCGGAGCAAACACCTTTAAAAATATGGTGGAAGCCGACAAGGTTATTATCAAAGATGTGGACCTTATACAAGAACTCTATGCATTCTGTCAAAAGGGTAAGAGTTGGGAGGCTCAACCTGGCAATACTGATGACCTTGTGATGTGCTGTCTATTGTATGGATGGCTGAGTTCTCAACAATACTTTGAGGACTTGATTGAGGTCTCACTGAGGGCTGAGTTCCTTCAGGATGTAGACCAGTCAACTTGGGATGACTTAACTCCATTCGGTTTTTACGATGACGGAATTTCTGAATTTGACTATAAGGAACCACCCACTATGGTGGTACGAGATGGTGATGATTCTTGGTTATCGTAAGACCCGAAATTTTCTAAATACTTTACATACGCAAACTGCTGACGATTTGTAACAAAGGAGTTTTATGGCATTTCCAATAAGTCCAGGCGTCTCTATTAGGGAGATAGACCTTACTACTGGAACACCTGCAGTAGCGACTTCTATCGCTGCCGCTGTGGGTCAGTTTGTTTGGGGTCCATCTGATGAGATTACATTGGTCACATCGGAACCAAACTTGAAAGCAAGGTTCGGTAAACCTAATGAAGACACCTACGTACATTATTTCGCTGCGGCTAACTTCTTGAGCTACAGTAACAATTTAAGACTTGTCAGAGTCGTAGCTGATGACGCATTGAATGCTACTACTGACGGGGCAGGTCGTTTAATCAAGAACGCTGACGCATACATTTCACTTGACCCAGACCAAGGTGGTAACTTAGACAGTACACCTAATCGTTTCTGGGCAGCGAAATTCCCAGGCTCACTGGGTAACTCACTAGGTATTTCACTCTGTCCAGCTGATACTCCTGCAAAGGACTTGACTGGAACAGTTGAAATCATTAGTGGAACAATCACAGGAACAGGTACACTCTTTGATGAGGAACTTTTCGTAGGTTCACGAGTAAGTGTTAACGGAAACGTTTTCCACATTTCGAGTGTCACATCGAATACAGTAGCAGACTGTACATATCCTCTCGCTGACCAGGCCGCAGGTTCTGCAGGTCAAAGACTGGTCCATAGTAACTTTGAGGATTTCAACATGGTGGGTACAGTTGGTCTGACCGCAAATTCCACTACAGTAAATGGAACAGGTACGGCCTTCAACATCGACTTTGGTGTCGGTGACCTCATTGTTGTAGGGGCAAACACATCTGAAATTGTGTCTATCGAGTCTGCAACCTCAATGACAATCAAACGACCTATCTCTACAGTCGCTATTGCTGGTGGAACCAGTTACGACAAGAGATGGAAGTTCGCACTGAACTTTGACTCCGCTCCAGGCACGTCACCATTCGCAGAAACAGCAAATGCGATCAATGACGAAATACACGCTGTAGTTTATGACTACGCAGCTGACTGGACAGAAGTTGAAGATGACATCATTGAGTCATACGCAAATATGTCTGTAGCACGAGACGCTAAGTCACCCGAAGGTGCAAACATCTACTACAAGAACAGGATGAATAACCTGTCACAGTATGTTGTTTGGATGAACCATCCTAACGAGGCTATGGCAGCCGCGACAGGAGACTGGGGTGGATACACAAAGAACTCTCGTTTCACTACAGTAAAACAGAACTACTACTACGAGATGACTGGTGGAAGTGATGGTGCTAACATCACAGTAGGTGACATGCAGTTGGGTTGGGATAAGTTCAACGACCCTAACGTCATCGAGATTTCCATTTGTATGCTCGGTGCACCACCCGAAGGGGATGGGGCCACATTAGCTAACTACATTACTGGTATCGCAGGAAAGAGAAAAGACTGTGTAGTCTGTATTTCACCTGAGTTCTCAGACGTAGTCAATAGACCTAATGCTGAACTTTCAAACTTAAAGAACTTCAGAACATCCTTGACAAGTTCTACATACTCTATCCTAGATACAGGATGGGGATATCAGTACGATAAGTACAACGATACTTACAGATGGGTTCCGTTGAACGGAGACATCGCAGGTATTCTGGCAAGGACTGACGCTGACGCAGATACTTGGTTCTCACCTGCAGGGTTCCAGAGAGGCACCATAAATAGTGCTATAAGACTGGCTTACAATCCTACACAAGAGGAGAGGGACGAACTTTACAGAATCGGGTTTAACCCAGTTGTAAGTTTCCCAGGCCAAGGAACAGTTCTTTTTGGTGATAAGACACTTTCACCGAAACCAAGTGCGTTCGATAGAGTAAACGTTCGAAGACTTTTCATCTATTGTGAAAAGGTCATCGGACAGGCTGCAAGAGACCAACTCTTCCAGTTCAATACCGCATTCACACGTTCAAACTTCCAGTCTCTCGTTGAGGGTTTTCTGGAAGGTATCAAGTCTGGACAGGGTCTCACTGACTTCTTAGTCGTATGTGATGAGACAAACAATACACCAGACATCATTGATGCTAACAAGTTCGCGGCAGACATCTTTATCAAGCCCACTAAATCTATTAACTTCATACAACTGACATTCGTTGCGGTCCGTTCTGGGGTCGAGTTCAGCGAAGCGGTTGGGGCAGTATAAGGAGATAAATGGCTGATGTAGCATACACTATAAATGATTTTATTAGTGCGTTTCCAAAAGCTGGTGCTCGTCCTAATTTATTTGCCGTAAGTATCGAAGGAAAAGGTCAAACTTACTTCAAGAACGTTCCAACGTTCAAAGACGAACATTTCCTTCTGTGTCAGGGAGCTAGTCTCCCAGCCTCAGATTTGAGTGCTATCCCTGTAAGTTTCATGGGAAGGACAGTCAAACTGCCTGGCACTAGAACTTTCGCTGACCTCTCACTGACGTTCTACAATGACGAAGATATGTCAATGAGAATCGGTTTTGAAGAGTGGACACACGACATTCAAAAGTTCGCGAACGTTTTCGGCAACAAAGTCGAGATCAACAACGACTCCGATATTATATCGACAGTCTATGTGACCCAGTTAGGTAAGAAAGGTAACGAACTCCGAAGGTATAAGTTCATTACAGCTTTCCCAACTCAGGTCAGTGATATCGCATTAAGTTATGGTGATTCTGACACCATTGAGTCTTTCACAGTCACAATGGCTTATCAGTATTACGAAATTGAAAAAGCAGCAACACGAGAACTTAAAGACTAAGTAATATTATGGCAATCAAACTTTTCGGTTTTACAATCGGAAGGGATGACAGTGACAAGCTGACCTCACAACATTTTACTGTACCAGAACCAGAGGACGGAATAGCTTCCATCGCCTCTGGGGCTGGTGCATTTGGTCAGTTCCTTGATCTTGAGGGTACAGTCAAAAATGAGTTTGACTTGATCGCCCGATATCGTGGTATGGCGTTACAACCTGAGTGTGAGACCGCCATCGATGATATTGTTAACGAGATTATTGTTGATACAGGGAAAACAGACCTTGTCACCCTCAACCTTTCAAATCTGAACGTAGGAGATAAAGTCAAGAAAGAACTCCATCGTGAGTTCAAGACTATCCTACGACTCCTCGACTTTCGCAATCTTGGATACGACATTTTCAAGAGGTGGTACATTGATGGTAGAATCTACTATCACTGCATCATTGACCCTGCAAAACCAGAGGAAGGTCTCACGGAAGTACGTGTAATTGACGGACTCAAAATTAAGAAGGTCCGTGAAGAGAAACGTCCTACTCCTGAAGAGATTCAGAATGCACAGGCAGTACCCATCATCCCGAAGTTTGATGAGTATTACATCTACGCTCCATCTGGTTTCTTTACAAAGGAGTCAGGGAGTAAGTCACAAATCAAAATAGCCAAGGATGCTATCGCATACTCTGGTTCAGGTCTTATGGATGCTGGACGGAAGATGGTTCTTGGTTACCTACACAAAGCTATCAAACCACTGAACAACTTGAGAATGGTAGAGGATGCACAAATCATCTATCGTATCTCACGTGCTCCTGAGCGTCGTATCTTCTATGTCGATGTCGGTAACCTACCGAAGATTAAGGCAGAACAGTACATGCGTGATATCATGCAGAGATACAAGAATAAGATAGTATATGATGCAAATACAGGAGAGGTCAAAGATGACAGAAAATTCCAGTCAATACTTGAAGACTTCTGGCTCCCACGTAGAGAAGGTGGAAGAGGAACAGAGATTACGACTCTACCAGGCGGACAAAACCTCGCCGACATTGAGGACATTCTGTTCTTTCAAAAGAAACTTTACAAAGCACTTAACGTACCTCTTTCAAGAATGTCGGACGAGCAGTCTTCTGGTTTCTTTGGAAGGGCCTCAGAAATTACCAGAGATGAAATAAAGTTTGGAAAGTTTCTGGACCGACTGAGGTCACGTTTTAATAACCTATTCTATGACTTGTTGAAGAAACAATGTTTACTGAAAGGTATTTGTAACGATTCTGACTGGGACCAAATTCGTGATGATGTTCTATTTACATACGAGACAGATACTCATTTCGATGAATTGAAAAACGCTGAACTCATGGAACAGAGGTTAAACCTTGTTGGTCAGGCAATAGACCATAGAGGTAGATACTTCTCTGACCAAGAGATTCGTCATAACATATTGAGACAAAATGATACAGACATTGAGAGAATCAATAATCAAATTGAGGAAGAGAAAGAAGCTGGTATGTACGATGATGGCGATGATGGTGGCTTTTAGCCTCCAAGCCCATCCTGACGGAGCAACCCCTTATTACTATCCTTCTACATTCATATATGGTTTTGTTGACGGCTGTGCTGAGAAAATAGAACAGTCACAAATGGACTGGGTAGGTCAAATGTGGCCTGCAAATGTTCGTTCGGTTTGTGGGTGTGTCGTTGATGCACTCAGACATTCTATGGAGTACAGTGAAGTCGAAGGTGAAGAACCAACGCCAATGGTTCAAGCTATTGTTGACATAACACTACCTGTTTGTATATCGGAAGAACAACGTAATGTCTTACAGAAAGATTCCTCACTGGGGGATTGACTACTCTCTCACCTCACCTGCACTTACTAAAGTCATTGGAGACAAATGGCATTCATATTGTCTTGGCAAAGAAGACTCCAATGACTACGTCACAGTTCGAAACTATCCAGACTTCTATTCTCAGGCCTACAGAAGACGTAGACTGGCGGACTGGGCTCTTGGGTGGCTTACTTCTGATAGAGGTATTGTCATGTTGGAGTCGTATGCATTTGGGGCACGTGGTGACGCGGTAACCAAGATAGCAGAAAATGGTGGAGTGTTAAAACACGAGATGTTGAACTACGGAGTTCCTTTTGAAACTGTCCCTCCTACGACCATTAAGAAATATGCGACAGGGAAAGGAAATGCGAAGAAACTAGATATGTATGACGCATTTGTAGAAAGGACAGGAGTTGAAGTTGACCAGTTTAAAGCTTGGTCAGACATTGTCGATAGTTACTTTATTGCCATGTATCTCCGCGATAGGAGTGAAGGACTCTCCACAACCACACTCGTGGCCGGGGTTGACAGTTCTTCTGACAATAAAACCATCCTCAACTAAGTTACCTGTTTCTTTATAGTCTATTTGACATGAACCGATAACCTCGTGTAATATAGAATGGTTTACGACAATATCAAAGTTTTTAGTAAAATAAGTATCATCGTTAGGTTCTTTCATCATTTTATCTTCAGACTCAAGTACCCACTTCCAACCAGAACATCCTCCAGACCTCGCACCTAGTCTCAAATGTTCGTTCTCTCCAATACTATCTTCTATTATTTTACGAGCGCGATCGCTTATTGCTACATCCATATGGGCCTTAGTTTTATTTATCATCCGTAACACAGATTATTATACACGATATTTAGAAAATGTCAACTAAACAAAATGTTGATAGTGATGACACTGATATCATTAACTTTTATTTTACTTGACATTTCTCTCCAGCAATGTTATTATTAGACCATGAAATTCAAAATCACAGGTCAACATCTTCCTGACAGGATGACCACTGCATCTACAGTCATGACTGCCGTTAGTCTGGACCGAATGATGGGGAAGGAAAACAGAGATAAACTGGACCTACGTTTGAGGTTCAAACACCATCACTCTGAAGGTGAAGCCATACCATATAGTAAATATAAGTATGATGTCATCATCGACCATCATCGTATCACACACGATGCTTGGAATAGAGAATACCATCCAGACGAAAGAGTAGTGAAGGTTTGTGGTATTGTCTGTCACGAGATGGTCCACGTATGGCAGTATTTCAAGGGAGACCTTATACACCAAGGACCAAAACTGTATTACAAGGGAGTTCACTACGAGGCTGATAGTCTCCAGTCTTATTTCGACCAACCATTTGAGGAAGAGGCCAGAGGTAAAGAAGAAGGTCATATGATAGCCTTTCTCAAGAGGTGGAGAGAGTTAGAGTCGGAAGGTATAGTCTGATGTTTGAACTACGAGAGAGAACAATGTGGGTTGTACAGGTCAAAGGTAAGACCATCCAAACCTTTTGTAAGTCACAAAAAGCATTTGAGTTCAAAGACACACTGGAAGAGAAGGGAATGAAAGTCTCAATAAAAAAGAAAATAATTGATGCTCGGCCCTGATTTCACTTGACATTCTGCACAGTTTGACGTATACTATAATCTGTTGAGTGAGAGAAACCCCTTCTGAAAGGAAAGATATGGAAAACTTAATGGAACACAGAATGAGTGACCAAGTTGAAAAACTTCTTAACGTCATGATGAATGATTATTGTGAATGGTCCCACTCTGGTTCTGACCCCAATAATGTTCGTCACGAGATGTGGATGGACTATTGTGATAAACTTCACGTTATTGAGGGACGTAAATACCTCAAGGTTGTTTCCGACAACTCAGTGTGTGCATTTATTGTGAATACCACTAAAGATAAGAAGTTCCAATATGGTGACGTTCTTAAACCCGCTGGTTGGAACTCTCCGGCTAGAAACTTCGCACGTTGTAACGTGTTTGACACTATCTCCGTTGAGAAGTCAATGAGATGGACTGGTCCACGTTATTGAGGAGTAAGATGAAGGATAAACGATACATCAAAGAAACGATGTTATACGAACACATGAAACTCGCGTCTGACCATTATAAGGCGGGTAAGTTGACTGAAGTTGGTTTTAACGCAGCGAGTAGAATGTATTATGATATTATCTTCAGTAGTGCTGGTAAAACATTGACTGGTCTTGCTTCTTCTGAGGCAAATGATAGCGATAAGACCACGGATGATCACTTTACAATTCCACAATGGTGTGGAAAACTAATTGTGAAACACTGGGACGAACTTATTGGTGATGACTTTGACAGATTCTATGAAATGATGAAGTTCAATACTCACACCATCAAGGTTCTGAAAACCCAGAATGACAAACTTAGAACTTATCACCATAGGAAATCAATGTACGTGAAGTGTTCCTACATTGAAAGATACAATAGAGAAGGTATCAAACTTGTTCCGAGTGTAGGGAAGAAAAAAAGAAAGGGATCGTTTCAACTTCCTGAACCACCTAAAGGGTTTCTTGAGATTGAGAAACGATACATCACCGAAATTCCACTAGAAGAACCAGTAAAAAATTCTATAGATAGTTTTTTCACTTGACATTTGCTTTCATTTCGAGGTATAATAGGTTTCAAGATTGAGAAAGGAATTATGAATACACTTCAAGAACAAAAGTCGATGTTAGCTCAGTTACTCGCAACTGAGAACATTACTATCGTCCACGACAAACAGTTGGACACCGCGGCATTTGACCCTATTAACAGGAAACTATTTCTTCCTGTCCTCAAGGAAATGTCTGGTCCTGTCTATGACCTGTTCGTTCTCCACGAAGTTTCCCACGCATTACATACTCCTAAAGAAGGTTTCCACAACGAGAAACATCCTCAAGGTCAAAGGTTCAAAGGTTTCTTGAATGTCGTTGAGGACGCTCGTATTGAAAAACTCATCAAACGTAGATATCCAGGCGGTAAGGCGTCAATGATAAAAGGTTATCATGACCTTATGTCACAGGACTTCTTTGGTGTCAAGAACATGGACCCAAACGAACTTCCGTTCGTTGACAGGTTCAACCTGTATTTCAAGATAGGTATGTCTTTGAACATCAAGTTCAAGAATGAGACTGAAGAAAACTTTGTCGAACGTGGTATGAAACTGGAGAGTTGGGATGATGCTGAAAAGTTGACTCTTGACATCTGGGACTACTCAAAGGATGAGGAACTGACCACTGACATTCAGAACATGATGCAAGAAATGTCTGAGTCTCAAGAAGATGGTGAAGGTGAAGATACTGACCTTCAGATGTCAGGTGAGAATGAAGTGGATAGTCAGGAAGATGGTGAAGAGACCACTGACAAAGGTGCTCAGCAGTCATCTGGTAAAGGTGAAGAAGAAACCGATGAAGACTCTCAAGGTGAAGGTGAGGGTTTTGATATGGAAGTTGATGGTCTTAAAACTCCAGAGACTCTGGAACCAGAAGACTTTGACGAAGAACAAATGGGTTCAGAAGGTGGTGGATATGGTGGTGTTCAAGATATGTTCAGAGAACACTTTGACCAAGAACCAGTTTCTATTACTGACACCAACTTTCGTGAGAGAGAAAAAGAACTTTCAGATGGTTTGTTCGAAGGTAACGTCTACAACGCAGTTGTTCCTACCAGAGACTTTCGTGACTACATCGTAAACTACAAGGACATGCTAGGATACTTTGTCGATAGTCACAAGACTCCTGAACAATACGCATCACATGGTTATCGTTGGGGTTCGTATGGTGTAAACAGATGGTCCTTTGGTGACTATCCAAACACCACACGTTTTACAAACTTTCAGAACAAAAACAAACCTATTGTTAGACACATGGTCAAAGAGTTTGAGGCTCGTAAGTCAGCTCAGATGCACGAACGTTCCAAGACTCATATGTCTGGCATTATTGACTCCTCAAAACTTTATAAGTATAAGTTCGATGATCGCATCTTCAAAACTATTACCACTGTCCCTGAAGGTAAAAACCACGGCTTGGTCTTTTTTATTGACTGTTCGGGTTCTATGTCTAACGTTTTTGGAACTGTTATGGAACAGACTTGTCTCCTCGCGATGTTCTGTCAAATGGTCAAAATACCCTACAGAATTTATGGGTTTACCAATATGGGACTCACCAGAGACTACGACTCCCCGATAAGTAAGAAGTACGAGAGAACTTACAGGGAAATGAGAGAAGAGTATGAGACTGATGCTATTCGTGTTGACCCTACTATGAGACTGTACGAGTTCTTCAGTGATACTATGTCCAAGAGTGAATTCAAAGAAATGGGTGAGTGGCTCATTGGTATGACTGACACTGGTCACTGTCCAGTTCCTTTGTCTGGAACACCACTGAACGACGCAGTCATCGTTTCCATTGACTTGGTCAACGAGTTCAAACGTCAATACAATGTTGACATTTGTAACACTATTTTCTTGACTGATGGTGACTCATCTTCAGGTGGAGACATCAACCACGTATACGAACGTTTTGACCAACATACTGGTCAGTTTGTAGAACACAAGACTTGGACTACTCCGATGCCAGATGACATTGTCACCTACAGACATCGTAAGACTGGAACTGTATTCCAGACTAAACCAAAGAGTAAGAGAAGTGGTGGATACTGGAACAGACGTTACAATACAACCCATACTATGTTGGACTTGTTCCGTGAATGTACTGGTCAAGAGGCCATTGGTATCAACATCTTTCCCAAGTTCACACACTATATGGCGAACGATGTGAATACTCCCATTCACGAGGCACGTGATAAGTTTCGTAAGAATGGTTTTCTGGCCACTACCAAAGAAGGTGCACGTGGTTACTCAAAACTGTTCTCCGTTCCTAACAAGATGTTGACTATGACTGACTCAGCCTCTGATAAGTTCGATGAGATGGAACGTGGTGTAAAAACCTCAAGTATCGGACGGGCATTCAGTTCGATGGCAAAACAACGTAAGTCACAACGTATGTTCCTGACTGAGTTTGTCGATATGGTCTCGTGAGTCTGACAGAGTTTCAGAAAGAGAAACAGAGAGAATGGGATGAGTTCTCCAAGAAACATCCCTTCTCTTGGAAACAGGAGCTTTGGGAAGACAAATGGTTCATTATTTCTTTTTTAGTTATTTTATATTTTGCTCTCTTTTCAGTTGACATTTAGCACGTTTTGAAGTATACTATTATCTGTGAGGTTGAGAGACAACCTCTTTCCCAACCAACCTTCATTATGGAGTCCTTATGACTTTTGAAGTTTCAAAAACAGCTCAGAAACGTTACAAAAAAGAAATCACCCCAGCTCGGGCACGTCTGTTCAAGGCGGTCCTAGATACTTACCCAGGCCGTGTAAACTTCGCCAAGAAGGAAATTCTCGCGGTCTGTCAAAAAGAAGAACGCGGATATCCTCTCTGGATGGAACTCTGGAAAATAGATACTGACCTGTATCAGCTCCCTATTATTGATGAAAACACGGAGATAAAAGAAGTGAAAAGTAACTTTGGTACTCCTCTTACTCAGCTCAACCTAGAAGAAATGGTTGCCTTCGCTGAGAAGACTTTTGGTAAACGTGAAGTGAAGTCATCCGAACTTCTGTCAGAAATGAAGAAGGCACGTGTACGTCCGGCAGACAAGACTGAGATGAAGAATGTCTTTCAGGTCGCACGTGGTGTCTACAAGTTCGACCTCGCCTCCATTGAGAAGGCGTCCTCTAATGTCGTTCCTTTCGAACGTCCTGTATCAAACACTGTCATTGAAAAGGCCAGTGTCAATGTCACCGATGTGGCTGAAGAAAACCTTGTTCCTATCAAGGATGAGACCTTTGTCGAGTGGGGTAACGTCGCGGACATCAAGAAAGTTCTCAAGTCCAGAAAGTTCTACCCTATCGCCATCACTGGTCACTCTGGTAATGGTAAGACCTTTGGTGTAGAACAGACTTGTGCACGTCTGTCTCGTGAATGTATCCGTGTCAACTTTACTGTTGAGACTGATGAAGATGACCTTCTTGGTCATTACATTCTCAAGGATGGTGTCACCAGTTGGCAGATGGGTCCAGTCCCAACCGCGATGATGAGAGGGGCAGTCCTTCTCCTTGACGAATACGACTTGGCGTCCACCAAGATTATGGCCCTCCAGTCTGTACTGGAAGGTAAGGCACTCTTCCTCAAGAAGATAAACCAGTACATTCAACCGGCACCTGGCTTCACTGTTGTCGCCACCGCCAATACTAAAGGTAAAGGTTCGGAAGATGGTCGATACATTGGAACCAACGTGATGAACGAGGCGTTCCTTGACAGGTTTCCTATCACTATGGAACAACCCTATCCAACCAAGGCCACTGAAATCAAGATGGTCAACAACGTGATGACCAAAGAGGGTTGTCCAGATGAGGAGTTCGCAACCAAGTTGGTTGACTGGGCCAACATCACTCGTAAGACCTTCTTTGATGGGGCGACTGATGAACTTATCGCCACCAGACGTTTGATGCACATCGTCAAGGCGTACAGTATCTTTGGTAACAAGATGAAGTCCATCGAACTTTGTCTCAATAGGTTTGATGACATCACCAAACAGTCATTCCTTGACCTGTACACCAAGGTTGATGAGAACATTGAGGTAGATGGTGAAACACCAGATGAAACATCACCTACTGACAAGGAAGAAATTCCTTTCTAAATAATACGTGAACCTTTAGTGTTCACAGGGGGCGTCGGAGTTGGGACCACGCCCCCATTTTTTATGCAGTCTACTTGACAGACTACTAAAGTGTGTTATACTATGACCAGTGAATTTATTATGAAAGACAACCTATGGAATTAAAAATCGGACCAAAGGAACTTGGTGGCAAGTCCATGATGATAGCCACTCCCATGTATGGTGGGAACTGTCATGGAATGTATGCCAAGTCCTGTATCGACCTTGCGATACTCCTGGCACAATGTCAGGTCCAGCACAAGTTTTATTACATTTTCAACGAGTCACTTATCACACGTGCAAGAAACTATCTGTGTGATGAGTTTATGAGAAGTAAAGACTCGGATGGAAAACCTCTTGAGTGGCTGTTCTTTATTGACGCAGACATTCACTTTGACCCACGAGACGCCGCGGCTCTACTTGCACTCGCAGGACAACCAGACAAGGATGGAAACCCACGACTCATCCTGTCAGCACCTTATACCAAGAAAACCATTGCTTGGGAACAAGTGTATGCGGCGACTCAACTTGGTGTCGTAGATGACGCCGAAGAGGGACCAGAAATTCTGAAACGTTTTACTGGTGACTTTGTATTCAACCCATCCGTTGAAGATGGTGGAACAGAAGTTAAACTCTCTGAACCAGTACCAGTCCTTGAGGCAGGTACAGGTTTTCTACTCATCCATCGTTCAGTGATGGAGAAGTTTCAAGAGACCTATCCTGACTTCCATTATCGACCAGACCACAATAGGTCTGAACATTTCGATGGTAGTCGTTATATCCATGCATTCTTTGACACCATCATTGACAACGACAAGTGGTTGGGTGAAGGAAACTCCCAGAATACAGACAGGTATCTCTCAGAAGATTATCTCTTCTGTCAACTCTCACGTAAGATGGGTTTTAAGATATGGTTCTGTCCGTGGATGCAACTTCGTCACATTGGTTCGTACATCTTTGAAGGTCACATGGGTGCTATTGCAGACATCCAAGGTAGACAGATGTACAAGAAGCAACACGGAGTCAACCCATCACACAAGAAGGGTAAGGCAGAAATACAACATGGAAAGGCACAGTTTGCAGGAGCACCACCACCGCCTCCGTCTAAGAAAAACAAAAGAGAACAGGCCAACGAAGTTGGTGAAGAACTCTTTCCACTGACACCAGTTCCTCAATGGAAAAAGAAGGAAATGGAAGAGGCGAAAAAGAAGAAAGAGACTGACGTTGCAGTTGCCTCAGTCGGACCTAAAGTTGTTTCAGGAACATGAAATATAACGAACCAGAAATTCTTCAAGAACTTGAAGAATATATTGAGTCCACCTATGGACAACATTATGTGGATACCCAGAGGGATATCCAGATACAAGATGTATTTGATAGCATCGGAATCTCAGAGGAGTTCTGTAGGGGTTGTGCTATCAAGTATCTTATCAGATTTGGTAAGAAGGATGGTAAAAACCCCAAAGACCTCTTGAAGGCCATGCACTATATGGTTCTTCTTTATCATTATGCTTTTAAAGGTGAGAAAAATGAAACTGTCAGACCAGACAATATCTATACTCAAAAACTATAGTACCATCAACGAAAGTCTTCTTTTCACAGAAGGTAATCGTTTGAGGACTATTGCAAAAAACAAGTCTCTACTGGCATCAGCCAAGATAGAGGAAACGATTCCTGTCAAGTTTGCCATCTATAACCTCAATCAGTTCTTGAGTGCGATGACAATGTTTGGACAGGCTGACCTAGACTTCACCGACAAGTCAGTAAAGATGACCTTCTCAGATGGTAGGTCCATCAACTACACTTGTGCAGATGAGTCTTTGGTTATTACTCCCCCAGACAAAGAGATAGCCGACTTTAACGGAGATGTCTCTTTTGTTCTTACCAACGAGTCACTTGACTCCATCAAAAAGGCATCAGCCACACTGGGACTCCCAGAGGTTGTGTTCGTAGGTAAACCAGGCGAGAAGTTCAAGGCAAGACTTATTGACTTGGGTAACCCATCTAGTTCATCAATGGAAGTCGAACTTCCAGAAGTTTCAAATGTGTCTTGTGAGGTTGTCTACAAGGTTGAAGTTCTGAAACTGATGTCCAACTCCTATACTGTAGACATTTCCAAACAAGGTATTGGAAAGTTTCAGACTGGAGATGGTTCACTGACCTATCACATTACTTCTGAGAAGCAACACACAAAGTTCGAATGAGAACTTGTCTCTACGGAGATAGTTACGTAGACCCATATGTCATTCATAAAGAAACGACATCGTGGCCAACTCTTTTATCTCAAGATTTTGATATAGAAAATTATGGTCTGAGAGGAACAGGTCCAGATTATTCTCTGGACCTGCTTCGAAAAAATGGTGGTGACCTCATCATCTTTTTTGTAAGTTTTGGTTTTCGATATCAATGGTTCGAACTAGACCATCCAGGCCAATCAGTTGATGTTGCTGACGTTCTATACTGGAAGAACTATTCTAAGCATAGAATATTCGAGGAAAGATTTCGGCAGTTCCTCAAAAGAAACTCAGAACATATCAAGTATGCATACAAAACTTTTCAAGTTGAACATCGAACCGAAGAGGTTCTAGGTTATCTAAGAAACTATGCTGACATAAACCAAGTCAGACTCATAGCAGTAATTCAAGAAAACCCATTTGTAAAGGTTGGTCCAGCTCTCACGATTCCCAAAAACGTGAGGACCAGTCTCAATAATAAATATTTCTCTTTATATCCTTACAACCTTAGTCAAGTTTCTAAACGTGAATTCGTTGACTTGGATAAAATAGAAAACTACCAAGTATTTACAGACAGGAGACAGAACCACTTGACAAACCCAAATCATGTGGTATTATATAAGAACATATTGGCAATGATAGAACGAAGTGAGTTGGAAGAACACCTGTTTCATCACACTTCAGTAGACGAATGGACAGGTGATAATACAGGGTTTATATACGATGAATAAAGACGATTTTCTATATGTGGAAAGGTATCGACCTGCATTGATTGAAGAATGTATTCTTCCACAAGATATCAAGGAGACATTCAACTCCTTTGTAAGTGCAGGACAGATGCCCAACTTGTTACTTTCAGGTGGTGCAGGTATTGGTAAAACTACAGTTGCGAGAGCTTTGGCTAACGAACTGAACTACGATGTGATGTTTATCAACTGCTCAGAAGAGCGGGGTATTGATACCCTCAGAAC